TTAGGATTAACAATTCTAGTTCCGGATTCTGTAGCTTGATAAATGTTTTCACCAGACTGAGTAGTTCCTATAGAGTTCCACTTACGTCCGTCCTTTTTAATTGTTTGATAAATGGTTTCCTCCATCTTCTTAGAGAAATCTCTCCAATGCTCATCAAGCTTAGCTATCTTTTGATTTCTAAATTCTTGAGCTTGTTCATGACTAGATTTATTTGATACAGCTATTGTAGCTCTGAGGTTTGTATCGAACTCAGATTCAGACATACCTTCTAACATATCCTCTGTGATGAATTCTTCTGTTACCTGGGCAACCTCTTTAACTATATCATCAGCTCTAGTTCCTTCTCCTGACATACTATCAAGCTCAGCTAGCTTCTTACCTCTAGTTGCTATAGGAATAATATGACCACCTGGCCCTATGATTAACATGTAAGTATCTCCAGGACTTTTCATAGAACTATATGGAATGCTCAATGAATGTTTAACGCCATCTGCATCTGTATGCTCTATTCTGTTATCTGTAATGATAGTACCATCTTCTGCCATCGTTACAGGTTCTTTCTGAGCATACTCTCCTGGGTTGATAGCAAAGTGAACCTTACCGTTAACTAGATACTTAGAATCCATTTTAGATAGTTCAGCTATACTACTTTGTACAAAAGTACCATCTTCATTTCTAAGTTTAACCAGATTGTTAGAACTACTGTAGTGACCTATAACAGATCCCGCAACTTCACCTTTAAGTAAAGCTTGTGCTATCACTTGATGATTTAAGTTAGAGTGTCTATCTAATCTTGTAAGTTTACTATCTCCTCTATAAACATCAACAAATGTTTGTCCATTAGGTTGCTTATTTAATTTAAAAGTAACTTCATAGGATTCACCTGGGAACAACGGATTGTTCAAAGACTTCAAGTCATACTCCGCAGCCATTTCTGTTTCAACAATTTGTTGACCCTCACCTGGTTGGTTAGCTTCTAACTCAAAATTATTTACACTTAAAGCAATACCATCTGCAGCTTTTTGTCTTCTAGCTTCCTGAGCTAACTCATTGTTTGGTTTAAAAGCTGAGTCAACATCTACGTAAGGGGCAAAAGGTGTGTTACCTTTATGATACCAAGATTTAGTTTTGCTATTATAATGAGCTTGTTTAACCTCTGGTCTGAAGAATGTATTATCTTCTGGAATAAATCTAATCCATCTATCCTCTTTACCTCCAGGTTTCTTACCTTCAGCTGTAACTTCATATACCAATGGCATAGCATAAGATGCTAGGTTAGCATTCTTAGCAGCGCCGGCTTGAGTATCTACTTTAAAATATCTACCATCATTAGATCTCAACATATCCCCCTTACTATAAAGTCTAGATACACCTTGTTGATCTCTAGATGTAAATGTGTTTCCCTCTCTAGGAGTGTTAACACCTTGCACCTCAGCATCCCAAGCTTTAGTTCTAACCGCCTTCTCTTCAGCAGTTTCTTTATTAGCTCTTGCTTTAACAACTGAGAAAGGAGTTAAGCCTGAGTTTTTCTTTTCAGTAGCTGCAGCTTTATCTTCAGCGTCAGCTTTTTTGATATTCTCTTTAGCATTATCATACTGATCCTTCTTCATCTTGAGGGCCTTCTCTTGAGCCTTATCACTTTTTAAATAAGAATACTTATCTAATAACTTCTGACCTAAGTTTGTATACTTAACATCAGATTTGATTGCATCTTTGTATCCGGTTATATCCTCAGCCTTCTCCATGAACTTGTCATAAGCTTTGTCCTGAGTCTTCTCGAGGTTTCTTTGAGCTACTGCTTCTTTAGTTGATAACCCTTCGAATCTATTCTTATCTCTCTTTACTTTTGTAAACCTACCTGTGTCAGTATCGAAGTTAACTTCAACACCTTCTAGTACAGCCATGGCTTGAACCTGTTGCGCAGAGGCTACAAGTTTCTGATTGTTCTCTACTCTCTTCGAGTTCAATGCATCTATCGCTAAATTTGTATAGATTAAATCTGACTTAGTTTCAAACTGACTATATGCATAGTTATAACTTTCAACCTTGTCCAACATCTCTAATGCTCTCTGTCCATTTTCTTTATAGTTAGCATCGTATCCCTCTGGAGTTTCTTTGTGCTTTAATTCATTTTCTATATCTCGTCTTAGGTAATCTATTGTTCCCCATTCATTTGACTTAACTACTTCACGAATCAATCCCATATCTTCTGCAAGAGCAGCTGCTTCAAAGTCACCAGCAATGATGGCTTCGTTTCTAGCTTTGTCGAACTCCATGAAAGCAGTCATATCACCTTTAACTAAATTCTCTACCATAGTAGCGTGATACTTCCGGGAGGCTTGTTGATTGTCAAACGTTTCTTTTTGTTGTTTGTGCTGTTCTCTCATCAAAGGCTTTTGGATAATAGCAAATTGGATAGGCCCACCTACTACACCTAGAGCACCTGCATGCATTGCTCGATTAGATAAAGCTAGTTGAGTCATTCTATCCCAATAACCAGAACCATACTTAGATGCTACGCCGGCTTCTAATGAAGTCTTGTAGATCTGTTCCATTTGAATCATCTCCTGGTAAACGTTTTCTCCGAATGCTGTAGGAGAACCTTTGATAACCATATCTTTTAACTGCGCCATTGCAGTAGGATCCTTTACCAATCCTTTTAGTCTACCACCTCTTTTAAATATACTACCAAATCGTAGGAAAGAAGTAGTGGCCAAAGCCATGTTCAATCCAACTACATTCTTTGCATTTTCATTTGCTATCTTCTGAGCATCTAATTCAGATATCTCACCTGAATCAATCTTACCTCTAATGGCATCCATTGATTGAGTGTATGTATCTGTAGCCATTAACTGACCCATATAGAAGTTAGACATAGCTGAAGATGCTAGAGGACCTGTAAACGCTCTTGTTGATCCTACAGCACCTTGCATAGCCTTAGCTGCTTTGACCCCAGTTAAACCTCGAGCTGCAACATTACCCATGACCTTATCAGTCATAGCCGCTAATTTACCAAATTGTTTTAAAGCACCTAGCTTAGAAACAACGGAAGCTGCCCCTAATCCTGATACACCGAATCCTACGGCGGACGAGATAGCTCCCTCTAATGAACTCCACTTGAATATCTGAGATAGGATACTGTTCTCGTCAGTACCACTCTCGTAAATTTTAAACGTATCAGATTCTCTCAAACTATCTTGAGCATCTCTAAACATGTTAGACCACCAGTTACCTGACATATCTTCAGCATCACTGAACATCTTGGCAGTATTCTTTAGATCTGCTACATAACCTAACTGCTCACCTACGATAAGCCCACCCTGAATTAAACCTCCACCAATAGCTTTGATACCTTTGATAGCTTCATTTTGGTTTCTAGCTCGGGTTGCATTCTTATCTTCGAAAGAAGAAGCATACTTATCTAGCTTCTGATCTCTACTACCCTCTTGAACTGATTGATCAAAGAAGATATCTGCTTGCATTCCTTTAATAGCTTTCTGTTGTGCGGCTGCACTTGTAGGAACAGGTCTAGAACTTCCTGTTCTCTTTGCTGAATCAAACATGGCCTCAAAAGCCGAATCACTTGGAGACGGTTCCGGGTTAATCATCTTTAAATCTTTAGTAGCATCTTGATCTATGGCCATAGTAATATCTTTTATTGTTGAGTATAATCGGTAATATCATTACCAGTCGCATCAGGAGTTGCATGAAGTACATACATCAATTCTCCATTTTGATACAAAGCTACGCCTTTTCCTTGACTTGACGCTCTTGTTTCATAATTTCCAGGTTGAATAATCATACTTCCATCATTACCTATCAAACCCCTACTTAAATTTGCAGTGGATGATCCGGTTGGTGCATGCTTAGCAGTGTTGATTACACTCTTAACATATTCAGGACTACTAAGTGTTCTAACATCTGTAGGTTCTTGGAAGTACTCCTCACCATCTTTACCTAATATATGATAGGTTCCTTTAGGATATGCCCCACCTGATTTAACTACACCTAGAACTTGAGTTACTTTACCGTCCTCAGTTTCTCCTTGTAGGTCCTCAATGTCGACTGCATCAATAAGTTCACCTGCTGAATTGTACCAGGCACCGTGAGTAAGTATCTCACCTTTGTCACTAATGACTTTACCTCGTAAATGTTTAGGTACTACCTCTGTTTCTACGCTAGCTGTGTATGTTTTTTCTAAATGATCCTCTATCCAATCAATAGCATCAGAAGGATTCTTAGGCATATCAGTTTTTGTTTTAGCTTCTATCCATTTAATATCTAATTTACCTTGCTCAGATCCTCTCCAATCATTGAATTCTTTGAAAGTATCTCTTCCTGAAACACTTTGGACTATTGCTTTAAGGCTACTTGCACTACCTCCGGTATAAGAACTACCTCCTCTACTAGGCATAGTTACATTTGTAAGTATCTGACCTACACCTGATCCTTCTCCACCACCTTCTTTTTTAGTAAGAACTTGATGATACTTCTTATTAGCTATAACATTACCTAATGTACTATTATAATATTCACCGAATGTTCCTTGAGATCCTAAAGCTTCCCAGTTCTCTTGCATTGCTTTAAGAATACCTGGGTCAGATTTGACTGCTCCTGTGAGTGCTGTCTGTGCATCCTCAGAACTTAAATACTTTTGTCCTGATTCATCATACTTAGCATTGATTTCATCTACTACATCGCTTAATTTCTTTTGAACATCTGTAATATTACTTGGCATATACCCTCTATACGTACTCCATTGTTGGTTATCCCCCAATGTAGTTTTAAAGTTTTGCATTGCACTGAGCCCTTTATTGTATCCAGCCTCACTAATCTTACCTGCTTGATACAACTTATCTAAGTTTTCTCTGTCTTTAACAGCACCTTTGAAGTTCCTATCGATAGCTCCTAGTTCACCATAAGCTTTTTCTTGCTTAATATCCCTAGTCATTCTATCTATACCTCCTCTGATTCTAGAGTAATCTCCATCAGCAGCTTCTATCATATCATCTAGCTTAGTATCCCACTCGGATATAAGGGCCTGTTGTCTTTCTACATCACCAGCCACAGCTCTAGTACTAAGGAACTCGTCTCTCTGAGCTTCCACTTGAGCTTTGTTTTGTTCATACTGAGCTTGTCTCCTATCTAAAGATTGAGATATATACTGTAATGGTAATGCAGCAAAGGTACTTTGCGGGTTAGCTGCTACTGGTTTGTCAAATAATGATGCCATATCTTATATTGTTTTATCCTAAATCGTCAGTATCAAACGGACGGTTAGATTTAATGTACTTTAATATCATGTTTTGGTTAGCTTCCATCTGAGAATCTTTACGTCTAACCGCTCCGATGTTAGCTATATCTTGCATTCCTTGAGCCATGAAAGAATCAGTAGCAGATTGAGATTGCATATCCATAATATCTGCTTTGTTCTCCATCTGTGTATTGATCTGATCTGCTTGATTGATAGCAGCTACGTTACCTGCAGCAACTTGATCAGCTCTAGAAGCTTCTCTTGTATTAACCTGTGCGTTTCTATCTATCTTATTAGCCCATGCTTGTTCTAAGTTACTTCTATAATTTCCCTGAGAACCTCCAGATAGGTTTCTAGCACTGGCCATTGATTGTCTAAATGCTTTATCTATTTCGTTTCTATCTGCTTGACCTCTATCTTGAAAGGATCTCATCATAGGATTAACATAATTTCTATTAACCTTCTCTGCTTTTTCTGATCCTTTAGCTAAATTGTAAATAGCTGGTGCATATGCTGCAAGGCTTTCGAATGCTCCCCCTAACATACTAGCTCCAGATTTAATTGACTCAGTTGTCTTTCCTATTTGTGCATTAACTACTGCCTGTTCTCCAGTAGAGGTTGTAGCGCCTGCTGGCAATTCAGCACCCGAACCTGTAGTTGGTTCATATCCTGCAATAGTTCCTGCTTTTTTAATGTGAGGAATAACTGACTGTTCTTCATGAGCCGTACGCTCTGGAATAGAGTTTATTCCTAATGCATCCGCAGCATCTCCGGTACTCATACCTGAAGGGATTTCCCAACTATTTTGTGGATTAGTTGGAGCTGGTGTTTCTTCCGCATCTGGAAAAGCTTCATCAAAGGATTTATCTATATTACCCTTCCTCATCTCTCCTTCATAAATATCCGCAATAATATTTGTAGGAACACTTGCAGCATTTATACCCATAGGGCCCCCTGCCAGTATATCCTTCAGAATCTTTAATTTAGTACCGTCATTAACTATATACTTTTTAATAGTGTCACTTAATATACGTCTATTCTCAGACGTTCTAGCTTTATCTGCAGCTAGTCCGTCCTTCTGACTTCTTCTCATTCTACCTAATAAATCTTGGTTGAGTCCATCTTCGTCATAAGGTGTTGAGGCTACCTTTTGCATTCCTTTGATTCTAGCTTTATTTGAATTACCTCCAGCTTCATTAATCTCTGCTAGTATGCTTTTAGATTCTGGACCTTCAGCTTGTTGAATCTCCTCTTCGGAGTACCCAGCTTTTTGCATTGCTTTAATTCTTTCTTTATTGGAATTACCTCCAGCTTCAAAAATACCTTTTACTACATCTTTGGCTTGCTTGACAAATCCTTTTACATCCTGTTTAGTTACCAGAGGTTTATCTTTTTTAATTTGGGCTAACTCTGATTTAGCCTCTGTTAACTTTTCCGGTGTAAAGTTTGCTATAAGATTTAACCTTTTCTGTAAATGCTCTTTACTTTGGTCCGTAGGTCCTTCAAAACCTTTCATAAAATAATCAGCAGCTCCTGCAATAGAGTCCATCTTTTTTAACTTATCTATTTTGAACCTCTTTCCAGTAGCCATGTTTTCCTTTACATTATATATTTCATGCAAGAGGTAATCTAGCTGATGGTCGACGTTTAAAACATCTTTATTATTCTCTTTCATCCAAGAATCATACATGTCTCTTCGATTAGTCCATGGGTTATTAGTCCACATAGCAATACCGCCTCCTTTTGTACCATATATATTCTCTTTATACTCCTCCCAAGCTGTAAAGTTATCTGTCTCCCAAGCTAAATTAGCTATAACTCCAAGAGCAGATTGCTCGCTGAATCCTTCCTTTCTTAATCTACTATAAATTTTATCTTCAATCCCATCTTTAGCTGGGCCTGCTGACCCTGTTTTAATCCCTTTGGTTCCTTCTGCATACTGTTTAGAGTATTGTCTAAAAGGTTCGGATCCTTTTGAATCTTTATACATAATTGTTCTATCTTTATTTTCAGGCAGTTCTGCTATCTTTTTGAGATAGTTCTTTGTGTCTGCTGCATTATATGTACGATTACCTGATGGTGTAATATATCCATCCTGTGTTTTATACATACCTCCGCCTTTAGTAGCAAACCCTTCTGCATCCGCATAGGAATCCCCGTACTTACCTAAGTATGCATTATTTGGATCATACTCATATTTCTTTTTAAGTAGTCTATTCATAACATCTGAACCACCATCTTGTGCCAGCATGTTACCACTTAACCCTCCTTGTGCATTAATATCATCTACATCCTTTTGACCGTATTTCTTTTTGATAGGATCGGTATTATCGAAACCTAATTCAGCCCGTCCAGTAGGAACATCTGTAGGGAGCTGCTGTCTAGCTGATTCAATAGCTGACCATCTTTTATTGTTAACGAGATTAGTGATCCGTCTCCTATCCTTCCCAGGAAATATAATGTCCCCTTCTTCTGCAACAAATTGCTCGCCTCCCATTTCGTGAGGTTTACCTCCTTTAAAGTCTGCAACTTTTCTAAATGTTTTACCAACTTTACGTAATACGATTTCATCTCTTTCTACTTCTATTTGTTTAGTGTTTCCTTTCACATCTAATCCATTTTCAGCCATTTGTTGTTGTTGAGCAAATGCAGCTTCAGGGCGAATAGTAGATACCTGGTTCTCTAACATGAACTGCTGATATCTTGAGTCCTGATCTAACATATCTGGTTGCGCATTTTGATCTAGTATACTTGCAATACCTCCGCCAATACCTCCTGCAACACCTCCTATAAGTTGACCCCAAGGTCCAAACATTCCTCCAGCCTTCGCTCCAGCTGCAGCTCCACCCATAACATTACCAGCTGCGTCTACTTCATGCGTAATATTACCTCTACGATCCATTCTTTCTCCTAGAGGTGTTTTAACATCATCAATCATTTTAGTAGCTTGACCAACCACACCCATAACATTATCAGCTATACCACCAATACCTCCTTCTTGACCTTCTATGAATCCTTTAGTCTTGTCTGTGAAATCTGCAAATTTACCCATTATCTTATATTTTCTTTGACCCCTAACTTAGCACTATGTAAGTATAATGGGCCATCTGTGTTATTTGTTGTTAATTTTAATTCTATAAAGTTACCTCTCATCTTAGGCAACCATAGAGCTGGTGTTACATCACTGTATCTTTGTTTATGGTTACTAACGTCAAAGATACTAATATTTGGATCAATAACAATATCTCTAGGCATATCAATTCTAAAAGAATCAGATACCTTATTTGATAGTTCTTCCAGAATACCAGCCTGTTGGAAAGCTGATGTTTTAGTTGTAAGCTTTATTTTACCTGAATATCTTTCATCATTCCAAACTTCCAACTGATCAAATGTATCAAAAGGTAAGTTGGTTCCAGCCTCAGTAGTCTTTCTTGTAATTAGTTCTATATTACTGAATATTTTAGAAATATCATTTTTCTGATTAGCCACTAATGTTATGCTAGAAGGGTGTAAGTTTCCATAGAACATACCTGTAGGTCCATTACTATGTAAGTGAGTTCCTACTATACCTTCTAAAGCAGACTGAACATTTGAATACATTAGAGGTCCGTGGGTGAAAAACCATCTAGGTTTATATGTATGTCTACTTATAAAGGTTTTATCTGGTAACTTATAAGTATACATATCATCCCCTAATCTAATGTAAGCTCGCTCTCTCAAAGGTTCTGATCCTATTTTAATCACAGAATCATCTAAACTTTGTATATCTACTCGAGCCATATCATCTAAATCAGAAGAGATATGTTCCAAACCTTCCCGCAGCATAAACAACTTACCTTGCCTTTTATCTAAAATAACCCTACCGAATACTGTATTAATAGCGTGAGTCCAGTGAGACGTTCCACCATATCCTCCATCAACTGTAGCTAAAGGCTCCGCCGGTCTATTAAATGCACCACCTGTACCAAGAACTATCTCTCCTGCTGAGGTTGTTTGGGTAGCTAATGTATTATAGAATAACCTCCATTGTACCTGTGCAGTAGAGGCAAACAACTCTTGATTAACATATAGATCAGTCAGTTCTCCGTATTGTAATGGTAAATCATAATAGTTATTAGGTAAGAAGATCTGATACCCATCATTCTTTTCTCCCTGTACAGATCCAACTGAATAAGCTATTCTGTTAACTAATGATTGTTTACGTTCAACATCCTCCGGTGGAGTTATAGCATAGGGTTTAATTGTAGGTTGTGCTGAATATTGATTGTTATATTGCCTTGCATAACCTGGTCTAGTCCACCCCGGAGCCTTCATACTTAGTATACCTAGAGGACTAGACGTACTAGCTAATTGTTTATAAGCTGGGAAAAATGGAACTGATCCACTAACTGAATCAATGTTATCTTCATTGAAAGATGTAGGTTGAATATAATGTCTATAATCATAGTTATTACTAGATTCTATAAACATATTAACAACACCACTAGCAGAAGAAGGATATACGTTTTCTACAAAAGAAACATTACCTCCATCAGGTGGCCAAGAATGATTAGATTCATCATTAATAGTTAATCCATATTTAGAAATAAAGGTATCCCCATTATAAAATTCTACATCTCCAGTGAACCCTTGCCATTCCTGGTAATGTGTAAACATAGATACCATTTGATCTAACGCTCCATATTGTTTGGTGTCTTGTCTAGATAAAGTATGTAACACAAAATCAACCTTAGAAGATAAAGGTAAACTAGGTTTCATATATATTTTTGTATCCCCACTATCATCCCTAGCAGCATAGCAATATGAATTATAATAATGCTGATGATCTCTGTGGTATTGTATATTGACATCATTAACAGTACCCATCCAAACGAATCCATCTGAGCTGGCCATCTTAAGAGATTTAGATCCTTTAAGGATAGTTGTTTCTCTCTGACCTCCTTGTTCAAAATCAGCTAAAGGAACACCAAAAGGAGTTACTTCAACTTTCAATCCATCAAGTTCTGTTTTAGTTTGGTTAATGTATTGTGTATTAGCACCCTCAACATTCTTGAAGAATACTCTCGGCATACCAAAGTTGTTCTGATCATACTTAGCATCTACTAAAATAGTATTGTGAACATTAGCTATATATGGATCTGCAGAGTATATAGAGTGTTGATGTATATGACTTGCATCTCCAGGTTCATATAAGTTATGGATAAGGTCTGGACCAATAAAATTAAAGTCGGACATATCAGGGGTACCTGAAGGTTCATTGGTATAATAAGCTGTACTGTCCCTTATTGATGTATGCCATGTAACATAACCATCTCCAAGCATTGAACATCTTGCATGCGTGTTATCCTTCAGAAACTTAACGTTTGTATGAGGTCTAACTATACCTTGAGCTAACTGTGTTTCATTTCCTTTTCTATTTACTCTACCTATAATGAATCCAGCTATCTGAGTAGCATATTGAGTCTCGGATGCATGTAGTGCTATATCTTCAAATTTAACCCCAAGAACTCTTAGTTTACAATTACTAGTAGTAACATTTCCGGATATTATAGGTTCCTCTACAGCTGTTGGAAACTTATGTAGTCTCAAACCTAATCCTTGTAATCCAGCGTATCTATCATCCGGATACTTCTCTTCTGAGATGTATGTTCCTAAGTTTCCTCCGGTAGCTGATGTGTTGGATGAGTGAGGGGCAGGAATATGGACGGTAGGCCCATGAACGCCAGAAGTAAATACAGGAGTAAAAGTAAAACTATATACTTCATCCCTTCGATAACCTTTGTATAATTCACAAGTAACGGGGTTTTTATAACCTTGATCCATAGAACTGGATGAGGTTTCTATTAAACTATAATTTTCTATATCATCAAAATTCTCAGCAGTACAAGATATATTTTCAGCATATGGTATTTCTTTTATAGTATATTTAGCTGTAATACCTTGGGCTACCCTATTCCAATCTATATCAGGTAGTTCTTGTTCAGCCGGGGATCCTAAAAGTAAGGTTCCGTCTTTTTGAGCTACAAACTCACCTGTAGAGTATTGGATACCTGAAGCTACAAAATCTCCGGTAGTTATATTTTCTGAATCATCTGGGGCACCTCTATAAGTATAGTTAAGAGAGGATGCTCCATTGGTTGTTATTCTATTAGTAACTGTAAAAACAGGGGTATTAGAATCCCCAACATATGTAAGTATACCTAACTGAACATACTTAAAGGATGTATCGATATTAGATATTTGTACTTCAACTGATTTTGAGGTTTGTGTTTGAGGAGGATTACCTACTACGTCTTGTCTAGCTGATTGTAAACTACTTTGTACTACAGGTATTGGATTAGTATTTATACCAAAAGAAGTAGCTGCACCTGAGTCGGTAAGCAATCTAGCGGCTAATTGATAAACTCCTGTGGTTAGTTGTCCTGTAGTTCTTTCACCTACATAGGTTACTTTAGGTAAATCATACTCTAAAAATAGAGAGGTTATCTTATCAAAGTCCGTATCTCCTGCAGGCATCTCTACATCAAGATTGATTCTACGGGCACCTGTAGAGTTAGCAAAATAGATTACCCTTTCTCCTGCCCAGTTCTTTCTCCCCTCTACCTGGGTAGGTCCATTAATTTGTAAAACATTAGTGCCTAATCTGTGAACTAACGCAGACCAAGTACCTTCCCTGGTTAGGGATCCTATCACACTTTTACCAGAAGCTTCTCCAAGTATAATGGTTTCGTCCCCAATAACACATGTTCCCCAAATTTTTATGTTCGAAGGAACTGATGTAAGGCTTGTACCCTCTTCAGATCGTCTACTTGCTCCACTAGTTCTAATATTTTCTGCATCAGAGTAATACCCAGGTGGGGTATTTATAGGTCTAGCATGCGTATATATACCTTTTGAAAAATCTAATTTCATCTTATATCTTGTCTTTTACCATCTCTGTTGATGGAGTTGCGTTTACCTACGCCTGTATAATTCAAACTATGTTGATCCTTGCTTGGATTAAGTCTTCTGAAATCTCTAGCAGTGCCGGCCCAACTATTAAGGGAAGGTGAATTTAAATCAGCTCTAGCGGACCCACAATACCAGTTCCACTTTTTATCTGCTAATTGATAATTGATAGTTTTTATTTCCCCCTGTAGAACTAAGTTACACACTATATACCACATTATAGCTTTTCTAACAACTTCATTATCCGGAACTAGTGGATATCCTCTAACATCTACCGGCATTTTAGTGTAAACTATCTGAACCATTGTACCGTCTACATCATCTACTTGAATAAAACTTCCTGATTTCTTCCAAGGTTTACTAGGTTCATCTACATATTTTATAGCAATACAGTCAATAGGAATCTTAGCTGCGAAGTTATTTACTTCAACATCTAAAATAGCTTCCTCATAAACAGATGATGCTCCAATAAATCGTAAAGCCTCTGCTACATCTTCTACCCAATCCTCTATGTCATATTGCCATTCTCGTAATTTGAATGTACGTATTACCATGTCAAGTACAACTTCTATATTATCGTAGTTCATATTTTTAATAGTTTAGTTCTAATAGCGTTTTTAGCACCAGTGTTATGTTTTCCGGACACTTTTAAAAAGGTTCTATGCCCACCTATTTTTGACATCACTTTGAACAGTTCAGCTTTTAAGTTCCTGGAAGCCTGGAATACCCAACCTTTTGAGTTGAATCTAGTCCCATGTGAGTTCCAGTATAGTCTAGCTGCATAAAAGCCCGAATGACTATTAGACCTTAGAACTCTCTTCTGCTGTCTTTTAGACTCCGGGTAATCTACTACTGCTTTACACTCATTCTTTCGAATGCCTATTTTGGCCAATCTTTCTTGGAGTTGTACGTCTCGGCCTTCCATTAAATACCTTACAACTACATCTCCCCAGGTATCTAGTATTAGTTTATGCGTTTTATAATCTACTGGATCATCTACTCTGCTTTTATAGTGCTTGTAAACATCCTTCAGTAGATACTGATTTCTGTCATACTTTGGCATTATTTTTTACGTTTCCTAGCTGCTTTTTCATCAGCTTCTTCTTTTGCTTTATTAACTGCACCAACAGCGTTATCACCCCATCCAAGATCACCAGACATTGCTATTTGATATACTGTCTTAGCATCTTTTACAGATAAAGGGTAATCCCAATTAAAAGGATCCAATACTTTATATTCCCCTTTTAATTTAATAATTTCAACTGGATTATCAAATATACCCCTCACCCTAACCTTAGAAGAACTCTCAATAGGTATATTGATGATATATATTTTACCCTCTAAGTAAAACCATTTTGGTGATAGTGATGTATATTTTCTACTAAGTGCTGTTCTTATCTGTGAGAAAGATATCCTGGTGAAACTCTCTACTCCATCTTGAGTTCCTACGGTAAAGATACCGGCCCCATTATTATAATTAATTACAGGAGGTATGGACACTACCATCACCTCAGTTTCCCCCACATCCCCGTATATGCGTGAGTCGGCTATTACCGGTTTAACATCAATATGTTGGGACATCAACTCTACATTAATGCGATTATCCATTTTTTGTGCAGCAAGAATTGCTCTAGCTTCATCTAACATAAATAACACATGCTGGTCTGTAGCCTCTGTAATTTGGCTTTTTACAGACGTAAAGTTAGTACGTAGGTTATAAATAAATTCTTTTGCTTTCATAACTGTAAAGGTATAAAAAAAGCCTGACATATAGCCAGGCTTCTTTAATTATTATATTATTGTCCTTCTTAACTAGAAGGAGGAATAACCACAGGGCTAATTCCAGCAGTAGCTAAATTAGTATTGATAGCAGCAATAGTTCCAACTTTAGCAGCAATAATAACTCCAATTGGATTACTTCTTACTCCTTGCATTTCACCTGCAACTAAGTCCTGAGCACTGATAACACCTACATCATAAGTAGATCCGGCATCTGCACTTGATTGGAATTTCTTAGTATCATTCCACATTCTTCGGTCAGAAAAACCTCTTCGCCCTTGAGCTTGTTCTTCCATCCATGCAATCTTAGCAGGAGATCCTTGACCAAGACGTAACGCTACTGTAGTTGCTACAGCATATGTACCTGACTTTTCACCTGTTGGTGCATTAACTTCAAAATTAACTGATTCAGGTCTGTCGATGCTATTATAAGAACTTTCAGATGTAAGGACAATTCCTTCGAAAGTTACAACAGCTGCTGCGCTTGTTACGGCTACAAACTTAAATTCTTGAAGATTAAAGGCTGCAGCAATCTTTGCGGCAAATGTAGTAGTAGTTTCCCCAGATAAAGCACAAGTAACAGATACTGCAGTTTGCTTAATTTGATTAGGAATAATACTATGGTTATCATGGTAAATAGCTTTAAACACTACAGTCTCACCAGCAGTAGGAACAGCACTTACTGTCAAAGTTTGCTTTTTCTTTTGAGCCGCTTGATAAGCGTTAGTGTTATAAGATTCGATTCCAGATTTTGCAATAACAGCAGAGAGAACAGGTTCTCCTAATACAGCTGTACCTAATGCAAACTGAATGTTCTTTGAACCAGCTACAAGGCCATCGCCTGTATCTGCATCTAGAACGATAATTTGCCCTTCCGTTAAATCTTCGGGTTGGACGTCATCTGTTGTATTAGCGTTAGCTAATCCGCTACCAACTAATACTTTTGATACATAATTTCTCATGTTTTTAAATTTTAATTATTAATAAATCACATTTTAGATACAGTCGGTTGGGTTTCTAATCTCCTACTGTCTAAGTTTTCTAGCAACAAAGTTACTGTTTTATTTTCTAACTCCGTCATAAAAGGATAACTTAATGTACTTTCAGATAGTATTATATCTGGAAATTTAAGATAAGTACTTGCATACTTAGTTACATTAAAGGTATCATCTACATCGAACTTTACCTTACCATCCTCAATTCTATAATCAGGACGATCAGGGTAAGATTTTGTCATTGGGTTGTCTTCCTTATCTGCTTTGTTTGTGCGGCTTTTGTCGTCAGCTGGTCTCCAAGCTTCTTCATCACCTGCAACAACATAGGCATCTATATCTCTATACTTGAGAACAGTTGAAGGATAAGTAAATTCATTGTTCGTTATATCAGCTTCTGGTTCTGTTACAATTAAAGTATTTAGATAACCTCCTATAACCTTTTCATCGATAAGGGCGGAATATCTACCCTTATCGAATTCAAGGACTAAAGTTTTAAGTGCCTCGTTCGCGAATAATAAAACCTCCTCTGGTCTAATATCCTCATAAGCTGAGGTATCTAACCTGTTCAGCTTGGCTTTTATATATGTAATAAACTCAGCTCCTGTCATACTTTTTATTTATAATCAGACTCTAAGGATTCTTTTAATAAATCCAAATCACCTGAAAGTTTAGCTTTCAATATTTTTTCAAGCTTTTTGTTATTAGCTACAGACTTTGCTGCCTCTTCAACATCAATACCTATGATCACCTCTCCGTGATGTATAGCTCCATCTTTAATGGTTAGGATTCCTTTATCCAGAACCTTTGTGATTAAAGATTTATAGACTAAGTTACTATCCTCAACTAATTCTAGGAATGCTGCTGGATCCTCTTCTGCAATCTCATCTAACTTATTATCGATAGAAGCAGGTGATGTAGCATCTGCATTATATCCTTTAATAGATAGAATATTAATTTTAGTTTCTAGATCTAATTCCATAGATACTTTATAAGCTTCTTTCAATGAACGTCTTGCTTTAACTTTAATTGCTGCTTCTTGTTCTTCTGAGAACAATACATATTCAGCTTTGGAGTTAGTCTCTATCTCTTTAAGGCTGTTTGCCACTATTGATTGAGCATACAAGAATAAATATATTAACAAGTCCTGTGGATCTTGTAAATCTAAGGTACGTGTATCAGAGTCTACTCTAACATTGAAAGTTAACCAGAAAACAGACTTAGGTTTTAATGAACCTTCGGTCATATCTAGTTCTCTTTCCATCTCCTTACGAGTACCTATTATGTTTTGTATTTTACCTTTAGCATCCCTATACTGTCTATCTTCAGTTAATCCTGTAGCTGGGAGTCCAGATTTAGATAATCCGGGGCCTATCATAGTGTAAGCCTCATTATACTTTTTCATCTTGATCAAAGCATCAGAAAAAATCTGCTTGAACTGTACTGGTTTAGTCCTATCAACATCTTTTAGAGATTGAATAGGTGTGTTAAATGTTTGTTCCATTTTTAATTGTTTTTTGGTTGTAATTAAATTTTTCCTTTGGTTAAGTGAAGGCCCAATTAAGGACCTCCACAACAACAACCAAAAGACAAGGGAAACGTGTCCCCTTGGACATTAGTTTAATCTCATGATGATTTCACCACAAGAAGTAGGATCTTGGATTTGAATACCAACTTCTGCAAGCATATGTACTTCATATCCATCAACACCATTAGAACGTAAAACGTTCAATGAGTTTGCAACTTCACCGAAAGGAGTAGTAGAACCTGCAACATACCACATGGCGTTTTCAGAGTTTTTCTTCGCTACCTTTCTAATATTAGCTTTACCTTTAACAGTACCGAAATTCAAAATAGTCATTCTGTATGACTCAAGAGGTTTCTTAGATACTGGATGTAAAGTTCTATTTCTCACCTTATCATCATAAGGAGAAAATTCTTTTACTGTAAGAGAAATACCATTAAGGAATTCTACTTTTTTGAAATGTCCTGTTAAAGTCAAGTTACTACCTGAACCGGTAATAAAAGTACCTGAATTTGTAACAGTAATTCCCATATCACTTTGTTTCTTAAGGACAGCCTTATTAAACTCTCTGATACCCATCTTACCTGTAAGGGCTACAAAATTGTAATCTCCACCCCAACGGTCTGCATTATATGATAAATCTAACAAGTATTCATCCAATACATCATAAGTGTATTCAGCTAAGTATAACTTATTAGCAGGAGAAATTTGTTGTCTGATACCAGCACCATGATAAACAGGGCGCTTGTTTTTACCTTGTAATCTCACTTCACCTTTAGAATCTTTATTATAGATTGTATAGATAAATGATCTGTCAATTTCTTTGTACCATTGTGCAAGTGCAGTCCACTCAGCCAATTTAGTCCAAAGTTTTGTAGATTGCCCGTCTTCAGAGAAAAGCTCAATAACCATAACGTCAGTAGCTGCAGATCTTGATACTGCATAATGCTTACGTAAAGTAGTTAATTGATTTTTCAAAGTCATAGGAGCAACGAAATCAGTTCCACCACCTTTGTCAGAGAACTCCTCAACAGTAGAGAAATCTTTAGAGAAACGTGCACCGGCTGCTAATTGACTAGCTGCGATGAATTTTTTAGGATCTGGATCTGTAAGAACTGCAGTGTAGATATAGTCAATACCGTTAGAAACCATATTAGAAACTCTACATTGAGTACCGTCATCAGAAACTAAGTTATCTGAAATCTGGAAAATACCTTCTTCCATTTTAAAACGGAAAGGTTGGCCATTCAAACCAGCACTTGCTGGGTTAGCCAAAGCACCTGAAACAACAATAGCTCTTTCAGTTTGTCCGTGAAGATCCCAAGTATATTCTCGGTTGCTTACGAATCTAGTGTTACCGATACCGCCTGTCAACATTGACAGAACAGTTTCGTTTTGTGTCCCAAAGGCATACGCTAAAACAGAATCCATCTTTTCAGGCTCGGTTAGGTAGGCCTGGGAAAGGTGATCTGATTCAGTCATACCCGCAGGAAGTGCACGTAATTTGTGCAACTGTAATGGTGATACATCTGTTTGAAACATAATATTTAATTTAATTTAATGATTATCTTATTCATCGTCTCCTGCTCCAAAAATAGAGTGGAACTTAATTGGTCCTTTTCTAGCATCTGATTTAGTTTTTACACTTTGAGAAGCATTAGCTCCTTTAACACTTTTGCTAGTATATCTGGACATTTTCTTTTTATTCTTTTTAGAAACTTCACTAGTAACTGCTTTTGTGAAATCCTCCTTGTTGAAATCAAGGAAATCCATAAAGGCAATCCTATTGATTCTATCTGCATTAGATAGATTTTTCTGCATTTGAGTCTTCCCGGTTCTAGGATCTACTTTATAGATATAGTTCTTGAAAGCTTTCTTTCTTTTATCATCTAAAACAAAACCGGCGATTTCACTAGAATCATCGATTAGTTTTTCCATTTCTGCTCTTTCCGCTTTAGCTCTATCATTAGCCTCTTTATCAGCCTTAGCTTTATCTCTGGCTGCAGCTTCTTCTTGAGCTTTCTCTGTTTTTACAAGAACTCCAATACTTCTTCTAGCTTTGGCTTCTAACCTACCAGCTGAAGTAACTTCATCTACTTCATCTTGAGCTTCTTCAGCACTGTATCCTTGCAGTCTCAAATGGGCCATGAGTGCTCCTTGTTGTTGTGCTTCTGTTTCAAGAGTAGCATCTTTCCAACTGGTTGCATTGGTCGTTATTTTAAAAGAACTTGCATCCTCCCCACTCATTACATGAGCATAAAGCTCTTGTACAACAGGAGGAATTTTTTCTATTTCCTTCCTTAGTTTGTTTTGAACCGTTGTGGCTATAGCATCTGCTAACCCTTTGGCTCCTTCATCAAACTCTGCGTCTTCAGGGATATCTAACACCCCTTCGTCATCCAACATGGTAAACGCCTTATCCACATCGTCTTGTGTAAACTTGTATTCGTCTTCTTCATCTCCTTTAGAATCTTCCTCGTCATCACCCTTCTTCTCAGTGGTGTCAACTTTTGGATCTTCAACTGGATCATCCTCTTCTTTAGAATTACCTTTAGGATCGTCTTCTTCTGAATCCGGAGCCTTATCATCAACTTTATCAATAGGCTTTGGATCATCTTCGTCCTGTTTAGGTTCTTCTTTCTTTTCTTCTGGAGGATTTATAGGATCGGATTTCTTTCCAAAACTAATGTCTCCCCACATTTTACTGGCAAATTCACTCATGTCTATATACTTTTGTTGTTGCTACAAATATACTACAAAATTATGACTCATAACAAAAATTATTATGAAAAATATTTAAATAAATATAATGTCTTGATTCATAACTATTTACCCGCAGGTTTAGGTGTAGGTTTATTTGCAACTTGTTGTTTAATTTTTGTTTCTTTCTCCTTAATATCTAGCTCTCTGTTCTTTTCAGCAGCTCTATTTTCTTCTTTTTCCTTATCTAAAGCTAACCTTTCTTCTTTATCAGATACTTCAGATACAGCTCTCATTGAATCGATAGGAGAATCCCCCTGTGGTCCAGGGGCAGCTCCAATATCCATTTTCTTAAGAAGAATATCTTTCTCTATATTATCATCATTCATCTCTTTAGTAAGTGATCTATCAAGTTCTTTTTCTTTTCTGAGCTCCTCTCTCTGAGCAGCATTGTCTTCTTGTTGAGCTTTAGAGGCAGCTTGCTCTCTTTCAGCATTAGATTTCTCAGCAGCATCAAGGGCAGAAATAGTATAACTCATAGAATCATTGTTAATTACATTTGCAACATCTACAAGACTTGCTTTACCTTGCTGTACAGCCATGGTAAGTAATGCATCAACTTTTTCTTTTTTAACTCGATCCTCAAAGGAGTTAGTTACAAAGCAAGCCATTTGAGAAGCATTAAGCTTATCTCCATTGATCTTCAATGTTTCCACTTCCATTTCATCCAGAACTAATTCAAGTTCTCTACCATCAATATAGGCCAACTTGGCTAGTTCTAGAAGCTCTCCAAGAACTGCTTCCTTAACTAAATCATGGAAATAGTACCATGGTTTAGTTACGTTAGTAGATCTTGCGATTGATGTTTGGGCTCCTGTAGCTGTTTCACTAGCTTTGATATCCCCCATCCTCTGTGGGGATACCCCCATGATATCCTCAACTAATGCTTCGATCTTGTTGAGAACTTCCATATATTGACCTACCACTTGACTAAGTGACATATCAATATTTGTAAATTGGTTGAATTGAGATACAGAACTAGGATCTCCTTGGCGACCTTCTTCCTTTGAGTTGATCCAAGCAACCCCTACATTTTCGAAATAATACATCCAAGTATCTACATCCCATCCTTGAGATTTAGGTAACTGAGCCATATCCATTACGAACTTCTTACCTTTAGCTTTGGCAAGTTCTTGTTCTAATCTCCACCAAGTAATGATATACGTGTACTGGTGCGCTTTAACTAAATCTACCATTGAGGTAGAGATCGAGTTAACATTATTATATACATAACCAACATAAGGAAGATTCCCTGTTTGGTTAGATTTTCTTCTAATATTTACAAAGATGTCAGAACCTATTTGAGTACCCTCCCAAATTTCAGTAACCCAACTCCAAGATATCTGTGCCCCGGAAGCTTTAAGTTCATCTGTCATTTTGAAAGTATCATCAACCTCTACAGTTTCCATCTTCCCTGTTCTTGGGTCAGGATACGTGAGTGTTCCTATTTTCTGAAATGATCTCCAACATCCTTTCATAATGTATGCGTGAGTAGAAACTCCATTATGTCTAGAACTTCTTCTTTGTCCTCCATCATTGGAATAGGCAAAACCTTGCTCCATACCTCCCATCATATACGTGTTTCCCGCGTGACCTTCATCAATTTTCTTTACTTGAGCATCTGTTAATACATCTCCATACTCCTGAATACATTCACCAATTGGTAACCAATATTCTTCTTTGACCCAATTACCTTCATGAATGAAAGTTGTATTAGCGCCTTTATCATAATCTATCTGCAAAGGATTAACTACTCTTACTGTTGGGTGCCCTTGGGAAATCCCAGTATAATAAATTTCCTCAGAACTCACAAGAGCGTGAAACCAACCTTGGTTAAATTTCAATGCTAATTGATCATTACGTTTGAGATACTTTAATATTTTATTGTTTGTTTGTTCAGTTGGATCAACATAACTTGAATTGAATTTCTTCATCTCAGCCTGGATATCAGGCATAGAGTTACGTTGTTGTTGGAGTTGTTGCATTTGTTGTTGCATCTCCTGGTATTGTTGCTGATCTTTTAAAGTTGACATAACCTGTTGAAGTTCTGCCATTTGTTGTTCTAAAGCTGTAGCTTGCTCATCTAAATTTAATGTAACTTTAATAGAAGCTTTCATAAGCTCCTTAACCATCTCATTTCTCTTTTGTTTTTTGGCTGATACAGCATCTCCCGTAGCTGCGTATACAAAGAAGTTTAGTGGAGAATTCATCTCTTCACCTCTTAAGGTTTCTAATCTTGAACGTATAATATTATAGTTCTGCATTTTAGTAGGTGTCCCTCCATACTTCCCTATATCAATTCCCATAGGGTTTAGCACATAATCAAAATCGGACTCCTGAAATATTGAATTAACTAAATCATAATTTTCTTCTTTGTTTTCCCTAGAACTTCTTCCTTGGGTATCTACCGAATTAGACATCCCTTTTATAGCCATTAAACACCTAATACCCCATTTAGGAGTTTTCTTCGTAGAATGAATACGTTGGGGAGGCATTGAATTACTCTTGTGTTCGCCAGAGCCTAAACTTCCTGAATTGATTGATACGTCGTAAGCCATCGTTTAAAATATTGAATTATTATTTCGCATATTACCTGCAAAAAGTTTTCTTGTAAAAAAGGGATCCTGTTTAACAACCTCTTCTTTCTTTTCTGCTACTACTGACCTCATCTGTATTAATTGAATGATACCCAACATCAGAGCGATAACTCTATCAAAGTTACCCTCAACGTTGTAAGAAATCAGTTCTTTTAGCAAAGGTATGGATTTTATTGTATGTAATTGCAATTTTCCGTCACCAATTGGAGATAAAAGCCATTCTCTCAAATAAATTTCACACTCATCTTTTATTTGTGTACTCATATGTTGACCGTAAACCCTCGTCGCAGCTGTCTTAGATGTCTCATTTGCTTTGAGAACTCCTGGAGTATAGGCAAGTAATGCAAGTGAATGCATCTTTTTGAAGTGTTCTTTTATTTGTTGTTTTTCATTTTCATATAATATAGGAGCATTACCAAAGTAAGCTGCTAGTCTTCTGGTTTGTTCATAGAAATCTGAAGCTAGTTGAGGTCTTCCTGTATACTCGGCTACTATTCTATCGGCCCCACCGTTAAGGGGTGTACCTCTTTTTATTATAAATGTAGATCCTAATGATACCGAGTTTGGAGCTATATCAAAATCATACGGGTCATTACCTCCTACATACCACCCATATTGACTACCTTCTTCCGGATGCTCCCAAATAACTACAGCTCCTGTATTTTCATCGGAGGCTTTAACCGGATAATCTGTAGGTTTATATGTAGTAGAATCAAACTTAAATTTAGGGGATCCATCTGCATCCAGCACCATCCAACCATGCATACCTTTTATCTCAGGTTCATCTTGCATAGTAAGTAAGTGATCCATGTGTTCTTTCAGATCCACTGTAGGTAGGATACTGTTATTTGCTAACAAGAATACCTCACTATGCGTGGTAGGTCTCTGTACTATTTCATTTTCATATACATCTTTCTTCTTAGCATTTTTCTTCAATATAGCTCTTTTCTTTTCAATATAAGCTGTAGATTTTCTCCAATCAGTATTTCCTAGATCATCTTTAAACTGATTTAATGTCATCCAGGTTGGTACAAAGAATCCTATTTTGTTTTTATATCCCTCAAATTCATCATCAAATGCTAAGCAATCATAAGATTCCGGAGAATAAAAAACATCTTTTACCTGTTCTGTAGCACCACCTATCATATCCCCACCGGTACCTGTCATCCAGATACACCCGGATTTTACGGTACCGTCGGCTGCAGCTTCTTTCATTTGTCCTAGAACTGCAATAAGATTATTCATAAAACCAACCTCATCAATAAGTGAAAAAGAAGGTCTGGTACCATTGGCCGCCGTATGATTACTATTGAAAGATCTATGTTGTATTTTAGATTTAGTACCTACTTTAATCCAAGTACCTCCTATCTTTTTATCGTAACCAGCTATAATAGTACCACCGGATTTCCAATCACCATGATATTCTCTATGGAAAGGGGAAGGATATGTTGTTTTACCAATAGTCACTTTACCTGGTAAGTTCTCCAAGGCTAGCTTCATTTTGGCTATAACATCATTAGAATATTTTGTATCAATTGCACCAACTAAAGATTCCGAAGATAGTGGAACTTTTGCTGCTTTGTACTCGAGGTAATCCTCGTAGTTGTTGGCTCCATCAAATAAGAAGTTATGGTCTAACATAGCAGAACCCCAATAGGATTTACCTCCACCCCTGGATTCCATATCAGCTACATTTGACATCATATTGAAATACATAGGTTTACCTAAGTCTTCCGATTGGTATTCATACAGATACTCCCTAGCAGGTTTATATTTTTTGAAGGTCCCGTCTGCCCTAGTGATAGATGTTTTAACCAGTTTAGGTGCCCCATATTCCATGAGTAAACTTTCGAACTCTTCAGGATTTTTATTTGGATCTACCTCACCCAGTATTCTATGACAAGAATATTTATCATCATTCTCAAACCCCGAGAACCCTCTGGCTTCCTCATATACAAAGGATTTGATCCATTCTAAATCTCTGAGCATCGGTAACCCTTGTCTCTTTGACATGGTACGCGATCCTTTTTCTGTTAGAAGTATATGATGAAAATTAACGAAATAGTAAAGAGGGCCAGAGACGTGTTTGTGAACTCCGTCATGATTAACCCACAAACCCTCAATACATTTCCGTTTTTCTCTTTTCCACCAACGCTTATACTTGATACCTAGCGGGTTCATCACAGGTATCTTCGTAGCTAGTTTTACTAGGTGTGTTGGTATCTTGTTTTTATACAAGATCCACATGTCATCGTGGATAGGTGTAGCCATTAGAAATCAGCGTCTCCGTCTGCTAAACTTTCTTGAGCGCCACCTTTAGCAGTACCAGATCCTTCAGCCGCGCGTAATGCGTCTAGAGCTTTAGTTAATAAATTATCTATTTTATCTGTGTTAACAAACATCTTGTCCAATTGATCCGCTGTCCCTTTAACCAAGAACTTACGACCTTGCTCAGAAGTTTCATAATAGTCCATGGAATAATCTGTTTCCATCATGAACTTAGTTCTTTCTGCAAACTTCCTCTCCATATTACGTAACGAAATCCCAAGAGGAGTATCAATTGTTTCCTCGAAAGCTAACACTAGATCCCTTATGTGCCCGCCTGGTACAAATACCAGTTCAGCACTTTCTGGATCCTCGGCTAATTTACGAAGAAATTTTGAATCCTGAAAGAGGTCTTCTCCTACAACTTCCCATTTATCTAATTCCGGTTGAGCAAAAAATACACTCTTCCTATCATAGCACAAAGACAAAGCCCACATAAATAGTGAACTATTTTGTAATTGGCCTGCCTTTTTATTGTTCCTCCAGAAGTCGCCGAATTGTCGGTGAACTTTATAGTCAGGAAATTCCTCCCAAAAATTTAGCTTTTTATCATAGCTATCTACCGGATGTCGTTGAATGCTCATACAAATAATGTGTTACATAAACAGGCTGGATACCTAAGATATCCATACCTGTTTGAATTTTTACTACCACCATATTAAAGTAATTTATAAGCTATATTTAATAGAACTGCATAATCAGTAGCTATTAACATATGGTGATCCCACTTCATTTTTCTATTTCTATACTTACTGTATTCCTCTGGGATAGGGGAAACTGTTTTAATTTTCCCTACAATATTTTGGATAGCTTCAATTTCAATAAGCTTATCTCCATTCTTATCATGAAGTTTTACCTTATCAGCTAGAACCTTTTCAATCTTAGTCACCTCTTCATAATAAGCTCCTTTCATAGCTTCCATAACCACAGCTCTTTCTTGAAGATGTTCTTTGTTTACATGCTTTAGAGCTTCTTTTACCTTACCCTTCTGAGCTTCCCAAAGTTTCGCCGCATCATCAGAGTCCTTCACATCGGACAGGTCTGAAAGATTGAGAGACTTTAGGAAGGCTGCTTCACTATCTCTAGTGACCGGGTAAGCAGGGGATCCATAATTATTCCAATAATAAACCGCTGAATTTAAACAGTAGTGTAATTCCTTATCCCACTTCTCGTGGTCAACGAACTCTTTATTGAAAGTTTCTAGATCAAGTTCTTTCCCTTTGGTATCTACAATAATTGTTTCTTCTCCTTTTGATGGGTCAGGTCCTGTGAACAGTTTGGGTTTAATGCCGTTTTTCTCACTATCCCAAAACACCAGCCCATGTTGGTCATACATTCTTACAAAGTCTGCTGGTGATAATCCTGTAGGTAAACTTGTAATGTCAAATACTAATTTAGCTTCTTTACTCATAATTTAAAATTCTAGAGGATCATCCTCGTTTATAATTGATTGTTGTTTGTTATTCATAATGGTCTGTGATCTTTGGGCGTAAAGATTCTTCTTGATCGATGTCGGTATCCAATAACCCACTTTCCTCAGATACACTGTCTTCTGTGTTTTGTTCATCATTGTTGTACGCGCCAGGTTCAGTTGGCTCAATACTACTTGCTCTACTTGGTTCAGGGGTAGGTTCAACTTCTTCGACACTTCTCGGAGTATCTTGTCTTTGTTTTTCATACTCTTCTGTTGAGAACCTAAATATAAGTTCATTACATGGGACTAATCCCGGATCTAACATGTATCCAATATCTGTATTTTTAGCTAGGATACCTTTATCCAACAGGGCTGAGAACGTATTGTTCATATGGGCCTGTGATATTTTAAGCTCCTTAGCTATATCTTTTCTGTTTTTGGTAGAGAATAATAAGGTTGATGCGTAAGGTTCTCTTACCCCATCATTTACATACTGAGCGTATCTAGGGATTAAAGCACTTGCGACATCTAATTGATTTTCTGTTAGTCGTATCTTCGCGAGAAATATCCTCAAGTAAGTCTTGAGCAGTTCTCCTGATCCAGCTTGTATAGGGATCACGACTGTCTTGTTTTGTAGGATGTCCATATTTTATCTTTTGTTGTTCTGACAAAGGTAATAAAAATTATTATAATACGAAACAATTTTTGTTATTAAATACAAAAGCGCCCGCTAGGGCGCTCGCAATTTCAAGATATGTTGTTTTTCGTGCCCCATCTGGGACCGAAACTACAACGCTAGAACCTTAGATACAAACCCTCCTTTCTGGTCTTTACTGGTGAATACTCCAAGTTGGCCCGAATGGTATTGATCAACTGACTGCTTGGCTTCCTTTATAAGTTCTATGTGAACCTGTTTTGTGTCGCCTGGAAAGTGCTTACCCCATTTCTTTGTAAAAAGAACTTTGGGTACATATACCTTTTCAGGCTTTTCTTCTTCCTCTTTGTCCTCAATAGCACCCACCTCAGCGGTTGCATCTTTAACGTCCTTCTCAGTTAGCTTATCATCAACTAACTTCTTTTCTCCTTTTTTGCTCATAATCTTCGTATTTATGTACTTTTATTTTAATTACTGTTCCATTGTAGTTTTGATCCACTTCGACTACTCCATCGAACATTGGGTAGTGGCATAATGTTGTTACTATTATATCATTCTTGGTCATGTACTTCGCGGTATTTCATTACAGTTGATTTACTAACCCCTAATGTAGCGCTCATATCTCGCACCGACATAGGTGGTAAAGCTAAGAATTTTTTATATTTATTCAAAGACTTTCCTGTAGTAAAATGCCTGTGTGAATTAGCCACGTCTAAAACATGCTCTGTTTCCTCCTTAATATGGACGTTTAATGTTTTGACAGATTTGATTTCTCTACCACTAGAGGCTGTTTCTTCCAGAACCTTAAATTTGGTGATCTTCAATTTAGGGTGACTTTTGTCAATTGCAGCTAAGGTTGCATTATGAATGATTTCCCCAAAGAGGTAACTGTTCCTCATACCTCGTACTTGCAGGCTCATGCTTTTTCTTTCTTTGGCCGGCAACAAACTACCACGTTGAAATAAGATAACCTGATCATACAGTAGTTCTGGGTCTGGTAAGTGTGGTATCATTTCATAAGCTACCGGGTATAAAGTTTCATATGTAATTCCTGCTGCTGGTAAGCACAAGTATCTCACTATAAAAGATACCAACTTACTAATACCAGCCTGGTCTATCCCTTCATTGAAAAACATAAAGTCCCTAAGAACCTCTGCTATGAATGGGTCTTTAATCCCTTTGATTTTACGCGCATAGTACACCTGCATATACGGGATCTTAATTGGTACCTGATCTAGTATTAATACTTTTTCTATTGTACCTGTAGGTGTAGTAACCTCTGCTGCTTCACCCCACGTAGCACCATCTACAATATCCTCGTAGAAAAATCCTGTGCGGAATTCACCTGGTTGATTAGCTCTTATTTGTCCTGCTGCTACTTTCATACTAGTTTACTTCTAGGTGATAATTTTGGCTCTGGATAATACCTAAGCTTTAACTGTATTGGTCTGCCGGGTTGTTCTTCTGCTATAGCATCTGCGTCATCTCTAGCCTTATCTAAAGTGAAGTCTCCTTCGAAGTGAATAGCTCTGTGCCACTTTCCTTTGTATTTGTAGCTTATTGTGTAACTTTCCATATTCTATGCGGGTTTAAAGGTGTACCATTTCAATCGGTAAAAGATATACAGTATAGTATCATTTACGCATTAGATTGGTACACTTGTTTATCATGAGGTAAAGATAACTATAAATCTCTAGTGTACCAAAATTTTTTATATTTTTTTGTACCCTTATCACAATAATATATCCGGGTTATTTTGAGCGGGGACCACATAGTAACACCACCCCCGTGTATCATATCGGCACACTAGGGTGGCTATAAATAAATTAATAATTTAAATAATAATAATCATGTCAGATTTAAAAGAAACAACAATGGTGTTCACGAAAGAACACAAAGCGTTCTTCGAAGGAACTAATAGTGAACAAGGAGGATTAAAGCTATGGGAAACAGTAGCAACTCTCGAAGGATTCCCTGCGGTCATCCGCGAGAATAAGAGTGGTAATGGATTTCATATCATGGTAGAAACACCTAACGGTATGCGCTTAGGTAGAACCATAAGCAATGAATTGTATGAAGAGATTACAGGCGGAGCTTACGCACCTGAAGACGACATTACTGTCGACTTAGCAAAACAGGAACCTGTTGGATTAGATCTTGACGAGGTCAAGGATGCCTACAAGGACAATGATAATGGTATCAAAGCCATTAGCAATTGGAAGCAAGCTGTCAAGAAAAGCGAAGGTCGCTTTAGGGTAACTAACGTTAATGAAGTATAACAATTAGGGTCTTCGGACCCTTTATTGTTTAGGCCAAACAGCCTAGTACGACAGGCC